AAGTTGCTCGATTGCCTTTGAGAGTTTGTCCAAATTACCGGACTGTTTTTTGAGTTTAGAAAAATCTAATGTCATTTTATTGCCTTTCGTATAAACGGAGTATAAACGGAGTATGTGTCAAATTACTTCTCATAATCAACTGCTAGTATATCATAGTATTTAGGCTTTGTCAAACGTAATTACCTAATATTGCCAAAGTTTCTGGCCAATTTTTGTGAAGAATACCAATACCACCAGCATTTCTCCAATCTTCAATCACACTTGGTGTATCATCAATAATAATCTTATCTGGTGCTGCAAATTTCCACTTGTGTCTTTTACCTGGAACAAGATTTGGTTTAAATTTGATACCATGTTTCTGTAACCAAGCAATCTTTTGTTTGGAGATAGCATCATATCTTGCTTCATTTGCAGTAGACGATAGGATTTCTGTTGGTACTGGTGCATTACGGAGAAACTCAAGGCCTTCTATAGTTCCTGGCATCATTTCTAAAGTTTCAAATTCTCCATCAGCAATAAACTCTGTAAAGAACTTATCAAATTGTTTATGTTTTTCTGCTTCTCTTGGTTCCATGTGATACCGTTCTTTGTATCGTTTAGTGAAGTCAGCAATAACTCCATCCATGTCCAAGTAAATACAACTAATTTTAGACTTCATCATATTCTCTAATTCTTTTCTTCAATATATGTAATACTTTTTCTTTATCGTATTGTATAAACGGTGTATATTTTTTAATAAGTCGGTGCCATGTTGGCCATAGTAAATCATCTGTGATTTCTTTTTCCCACATCGGCATGATGTTTGCAATATCAACCAATAGACAAACCGATTCTAATGTAATTTCATTTTTCATTAGTTTGGTAATAATATTAGGCCAGCCACCAGATATAGGTTTGAAGTAATCATCGAATGACCAAAACTCAGCACCATCAACTTTATCCAACAGGTATATTATATCATTATCAAAGTTATATGTCAAGGCCTGAGTGGTTTTTTGCCACTTCTTGTAGTGTTCCTCACCTTCAGGACCTGTCATATCTCCTACCCAATCACCATTACCACTTATAAAGTTGGCAACATAGAAGTTTTTTAATTCTTCCAAATCATATTTACGGGAAAGTTTATAGAAGGAATACTTGTCCTTCCGCTTCATAAAGGTTTGTTTTGATACATTTGTCTTGCCGTGATATTTAAAGAAATCATAACTATCACTGGTGAAATGTAACTTCAGAGCATTATATAAAGCAAAGGCAGCAAAGCCGGTGCTGTCGGTCATAGAGGGAGTTTTGAAGTTTTCTTAATAAGGTTGAGTTCTTGTGCTTCTTCTTTGATTTTTGATTTTAAAGCGGAAGAGATTAGTGTAGAAGCAACTTCAATCTCTAATCCTGTTTCTTTACAATGATGTAATATGGCATCCATTCTACTACACTTCATTTTGGATGCCATTTCTTCAATCATCAAACTAAAATTTCTTATTTCATCTTTTGTCGGCATATTAAATTCTGTTTTCTCGGTAAAATATATGATTACCAATTTGACCGACTTTTTGTAATTTCCATCCTGGATTTACATAGTTGGCATGGTAATACATTGCTTTCTGTTCATATAGTTTATCATGAGCAACAGCAGATGTCAAGGCTCTTTTTGCTACAATTACCGATTCTTCCCATTGGTATGGATTACGAACTAATTTGGTATATGCTTGGTTACAGAACCAAGAGAATTGGCACACCATTACACCGTGTATAACATCTTTTTGTCTTACAACACCACAAACGGTGTTAGCAAATTTACCGGAGTTTACACGATTGATGGTAACTTGTGCTACTGCCAACTTACCTTCGAAAGATTCTTTTGCCGACTCATAGTAAATGTTTTCAGCGAGGCATTGTACCTCTTTATTAAATTCTTCACTTACTTCTTGAATCATTACATCTTGAGCGTAAGCTTTGGCAACTGGTGCCAATAGATTAATTACAATTAAAAATATTGAAAATAATATAAGTGCTTTGCTTGTTGTTTTGTACTGCATTTAAATCTCCTTGTTAATTGGCCGATGAATTGGCCTTTCTCCAATTACGAATTTTTCTTTGTTGTTATTTTTACTTCAGATTGTGGAGGAGTTTGCGAAACAAATAGATTGAGGGCTTCTGCCTTCTTAACTATGTCTGCTTCTGTTGGGAATTGTGGCAACTCGGGGATATCAGGTGATTCTAATCCGGCAATTTTTGCGGCTTCGACCTGTGTGTGCCATTGTTCTAGTTTAGCGCTTCTGTTATAAGAATACTCATCAGATACTAAACCTTGTGCCATCTTTAATAATTCTAGACGAATTTCGTACGGCGTCATACTTTTTACTCCTGTGTGTTTGTGTGTATAGTGATTGATTAAGTTCAACCACCAAAACTATAGTGTATAATATTATTTATACTTTGTCAAGCCCGACCCACCACCTATTTTATATTATGAAATAGGAAACATACAAATCAATCAACCGATGCGTTGGCACCACATTTGGCACGTTTTGCTTGTGTAAGTTTGCCAAAATCTACTGGCCATTCAGCACCAGGTGGCAATTCCATACCGCCTTGTGGTAATCCAAAGTTCACACCTGCTGCACCCATCAACTGTTGAACAGGTACACGAAACTTAGTTAAATCATTTCCTAAATTTACATAGGGTTCAACATGAGGGAAACCCCAACCTGCATATTCTTTGGTTTGATTGTTGATTACAATTTTATAATATCCGTGAGGCACCACAACACCATTACCAATCTTTTTGTCAGTAGCGTAATACAAGCCTCCCACATATACTGTGTAACTCTGATTTCTCTGGACTGACCATCCTCTGACAGAAGTTTCCAATAATTTCCATATTCCTCGATTTAAAGATCCGTGTTGAGGAACCATATTTGTCATCAAAAAACTTTCATACTCCACTTGCTGTGACCAAGACATATCACCATCAGGTGCCATATGTCCTTTATCATATCCTGTTCCAACATAATCTTCCGGTTTAGCACCATTTGGTGTTGTTTCATCTTTAACAAAAGCATTTGTTCTTGGAAAACAACCTAAAGCATTTTGTGGTTGTAAAACATAAGTTACATATTTTGGTAACTTGGCTGATGCATCGTAACCAACAAAATAAGCTTCACGACAAATTGGATATGTTGGTGGATTTGTTGCAGGAAATCCATAAGGTGCTTGTACCATACATTGTGCCTGTGCTGCATTAGGTCTTTGTTGCCAAGCAAAACTATTACCTATAGGTAATAAAAGAGTTGCTAAAATGATACCTATAAGTTGCTTTTTCATTTTTTGTCCTTATAATATTGAATTGCTTTCACCAATCCTTCGATATGATCCTCAGTCTTTTGGATGAATACAATTGGTTGATGGTTTTCTACTGCCATAATAATTACTAATTGGTGAATAGGTACTCCCACCATTTCTTCATACATCAAAGCATACGCAGTTGTTTGCCAGAAGTAATCTTCAATATCTTCATGTGATTTAACTTTCTTAGAAGTTTTAAAGTCGATAGAAGATAATACACCATCATATTCACCAATACAATCAGTACGGCCAGCCATTCCTAGTTGTTTGGACCATAATGCCTGTTCTTGAAAGTGTATGTTGTTAATTTTATTTAGAAATGGTTTGATAGAGTGAAACATTTCATATGCATCATTCATTTGAAATGGCACTTCCTCATTGTTCAGATAGTTCTCACACAATGTATGGACCTTAGTACCACGACTGGTTGCAACTCCTGAAATTTGATTTGCAACTTCATCACCAACTCTTTTGCGCCACTCCATGATGGCCTGTTTTTTCTGAGCACCAAGAACTGTAGTCACCGATGGTAATTTAGTTCCATCAGGTAATGTATAGAATCTACCACTATCTAATGTTTCAGATTGTAAATCTTCTAATGATAAAGGTGGACAATAATTAAACCGCATATTTGTTTTCATGTTTTGGATTCGTTATAAATTTTTGTCTAGTTGATTCAAATAACTCGTATTCTTCTGGACTAATTACGGCCTCTTCAATACGTTTTCTAATATTTTTGTGATGGTTAATAAGTTCATTAATGTCTGCCTCATACTTAAAGAATTGAGTTATCTTTTTGGTATCATAAGCATCCATAATAATATGATATCTATCTTCATTCGAATCGTTACGAATTTGGTGCCATTTGTTTACCCACACCATGTAAGCATTACCTGGTTCCATATATAAATTTTGGCCAAATTGTAAGAACAAACATTTTGGATTTGTAATCAATGGAATATGAATACGAGCCATATATTCATTTAAATCTGAATCTTTATGTACCAAAGATTTGGCGCCAGCTTTCAAACATGATACACGAACACGCCTAGGATAAAAACCCAAATCATCAATCTGTTGTACCAGTTTAGCAATTTCACCTTGACAGGCCTGTGTTGGCTTATCGTGTTCCATTGACATAGCAATATTAAAAAACTTTAATGTTTTATAGTTGTTATCGTTTTTTGGAAAGAAAACTTCCAATTCTTTACCTTCATCGTTTTGAAAGAAATCCCAACCATCTCTCCAATCACCTGTGCGAGATGTTATAGACCATCCACCAAAGCCATGATATGCTGGTGTTTCATATTCTTCACCTTGCACGACTTGTTGACCCAATGGAAAAACGTATTTCTTAACATCTTCTAAAAGTTTTTCGTGGTCAAATTTAATACAGTCTAATCGTTCCATTATAATAGTCCTTTTTTGGATAATATTAGTTTTACATCATCATAACATAATGTGGATGACATGGCAAGCGCCAATCGTTCTTTGAAATTTTCACCAATCTTTACAGAGTGTGGTAGACTAACATCAAGTAACCAAGCAGTACCCGGTTCTGCCACAAATGAATTGGTTTCTTCTAAATCTTTTTCATCGTATATGAAACCATCTGATTGACCGGTAACTTGTTTGGTGGATACCTTATCACTTATAAATTTGTAGAATTGAGTGGTACAATTACCAGTTTCAATATAAAAATTGATTGTTGATTTTATACCACTATCGGTGTGAGGAGGCACTTCAATATTCACTTTCATTAACGTGATTGTAAAATATTGTTGATACTCTTTTGGTATAAGGTTTATTAATTCTGATTTGGATGTGAAATCAACATGATAATAACCAATGCCTTGACCATTCTCACCAAAGAACATTTGTTCATCTTTAACTACAATGTCTTTGACATTAAAATTACTACTTAACCTACAAAATTCCATTCTTTCACTTTCATCATATCATCACACCAAGACTTTAATACTAAAGCATTATCAGCTTGTTTGTCAACTACTTGAGTAAAATCAGTAGAAATGGAAATTCTTAAATCGTGTGAGTGATTATCTTCAATTTTATGTAGAATATAGAATGGTAGTATAACAATACATCCTTCTTCTGGTTTAATTCTAACTTCTTTACCGTCTTTAACATAACACACCAAGTCACCACAATTATATGGTGTTTTTACATAATATGTTGCTGCAAATGAGGCATCAGGATGTGCATGTAGTTCAATTCCTTGACCTGGTTCTCTAACATTCACCCAGCCCATATCACATTTGAAACGATAATTCAAATCTCGAATTTCAGGAATATCTTTTGTGACAGCATTATTGGTGTAACTGCTGAGTGCAGTTTTTAGAATTGATAGTTGTGGTCTATAATAGTCCCACAAACTATCTTTTGGATTTGGATCTTGTTTTACTTGTTCTGCAATTGAATATATTTCTTCAATTAAATCTTCATTAAATTTTTTATCAAAATCTGTTTTCACCTGCCATATTGGATGGCCCCATAATGGATTCATAATTAACTATTAGATTTCTCTTTCCATTCAATATATTCTTTAACCATCCAACTTGGTGTCCAGTCAATACCATCATGTGGATCGGCTTTAGCAGAATAGAATTCGTCACCATAAAGAATGTGTTCCACAATAGGAATTCCTTTATGAAAAATCTTGGCAAAAATATCAGCATATTGTTCAACCATCTGAAAGAAACGAATTTTGTCCTCTTCACCCAAATTGAAGATATCACGATTCATTTGACTATCAAAATAATGGACAACGTGTTGTCTATACAATTCCGCTTCTTCAATAGAAATTACACCATCACGATTTAAGTCTGCCTCAGTAGGCAAAGGAAGGTTTTGGTTAGGATCGATTTGATTATCGGACATTTTCTAATTTTCCTTGAAACAATTTATTTTTTAATTCGATTAGTTTAGTTAAACCTAATGCTGTATAGTAACTGAAATATAAGAAAGCCCAAATGGTGTATACAGTAAGTGGTCCATGATTTCTTTTTGATTTTGGAGTTACTGGAAGATAACTAACTGCTCTGCAGATTACGGTACCAATATTCATTAGAATACGACCCATTGTATTATCTTGTTTCAATACTCCCATTTTATATGCCATGTGTTCTGACCATGGAGTACCAATCTTAACTGCCATTTCGGTCATTGCAATTTTTTGTTCAATCTTACGGCGAGATTCTTTTTTGATCCAATACATGAAGTCTGGACCTTTGGCGTTCATCCATGCAGTAACGATACGAGCCCAACGGATATATCCACGATATACTCGTTTATCTTTCTTACGCAATTGTTGTCCGTATGCTTGGTCAGCTGCCCAAATTGTGGCACTCATCAAACCTTTTTCATACAAATCAGCACAAACAATCTTAGAACAGTTACATGCACAGTTACAATTATACATGGCTGATGCAGAAGCACCACAGTTATAACCTACTGTTGCGTTACAATTACAGTTATAACCACTAGAACAATTACAATTTGATTGTAGATAGTTTTGTGAATCACAATTTGTACAATTTATACCTGAACAATTTGAACATTGTGA